TGTTGAACATAGTGTGGAAAACACACTAGAGTATGACTTTGCATGGACACTTTCCATGAAAGCAATGTTTGTAATTACTGCTTCTTCGTGTGGGGTTCTGGCATCAGGCATGATAGACATTGACCCCACAGTACCCTGAATTGTATCGAGCAGTGTTAAACCAGTAAACACCCTCATAGTGAGTGTTCTCTCGTGCTCTTTTAAGCTAGCCCAAGACTGAATGTCGTTAGAGATTGGTACCTTTTCGGGTAGCCAAAAGTTTGCAGTTAACCTATTCCAAACATCTAGGTCCACCGGATCTTGTACAGCATTCCAGTTAATTGGTCTTACAACATGCATGATACGCACTCCTCTACGTCGGTTCCTTCTAGGGCGAGCTGCCTAATACGAATATAATAAATTGTTTTAATACCCTTCTTCCATGCATAGATCTGAGCACGGTTTACATCACGGGTGGTGGCGGTGTCCTTGAAGAACAGTGTCAGAGAAAGCCCTTGGTCTACGTGCTGTGTTGCAGCAGCATAGGTGTCAATAATTTTGTCTGGGCCAATCTCATACGCATCGTCAAAGTATTCTAAATTGTCGTTGTTTAAGAATGGTGCGGGATAATAAACACGACCCAGTTTTCCTTCTTTACGAATTTCAATCTTAGAAGCAATAGGATGAATAGAGCTAGTACTATTGTTAATGTAGCTGATTGATCCTGTTGGTGGTACCGCCTGAAGATTCTGATTATACAGACCATACTTCATCACAGATTTCTTGAGCTTGGCCCAATCATCCTGTGTTGGAATATCAACCTTTGAATCCTTAAATAGTTTTTCTACCTTCTTTGTAGCAGGCTTCCATTCTGATAAGGTGTACTTATCAAAGAATTCTCCTGTGGCATACTTAGAGTTCTCAAAACCATCGAATGGGTTTCCTGTCTTCTTGGCCATCTCATTAGAAGATTTGATAGCATGGAAAGCAACGGTATAGAAATAAATATTAGTAAAGTCAATACCCTCTTCAGATCCATAGTGGATTCTTTCTTTGCCAAGGTAGCCGTGTAGGTTCATCTGTCCTAGACCAATAGCTCTAGACTTCTTGTTACCCTCGGCAACTGACATTACGGACTCGATGTAGCTAAGGTCAGCAACAGATGTCAGAGCCTTTATGGCTGTGTCAATTGTCTTGCCAAAGTCTGGCGATCCCATAGCGGCAGCAATGTTTAGTGATCCTAGGTTACAGCTGATATCCTTACCAACCTTGTCATAAGACAGGTCTGCGTTATATGTTGTGGGAGTGTTTACCTGCAAAATCTCAGAACAGAGATTGGACATATTAATACGACCAGCAATTGGGTTAGCCTCGTTCACGGTGTCTTCATACACAATGTAAGGGTATCCCGATTCGAACTGTAGCTCTGCAATGGTCTCAAATAGAAGGCGAGCCTTCATCTTCTTCTTACGAATGTCTGGATTGTCTACCATTTCCTGGTACTTCTCAGTAACAGAGATGTCTGACATAGGCATTCCATATACCCTCTCAACGTCGTAAGGAGAGAACATGTACATGTCGTCGTTATTCTTAGCCAGCTCAAGCGTGATGTCTGGAACAACTACCCCCAGACTAAGAGTCTTAATCCGAACCTTCTCGTCAGCATTCTCTCGCTTGGTGTCAAGGAACTGCATAATATCTGGGTGGTGTGCATTAAGATACACCGCGCCCGCACCCTGACGGGCTCCAAGCTGGTTAGCGTAACTAAAACTGTCTTCTAATAGTTTCATTACTGGCAACACACCAGAGGACTGGTTTTCAATCTTCTTGATTGGTGCCCCTGACTCTCGTAGATTTGTTAGGTTAAGAGCTACACCCCCGCCTCGCTTCGACAACTGCAGCGAAGAATTGATGCCGCGTGAGATCGACTCCATATTATCTTCGATACGAAGCAGGAAGCAAGATACAAACTCGCCCCTCTGCTTCTTGCCCGCGTTAAGGAAGGTTGGTGTAGCTGGCTGAAAACGCCCAGAAATAATCTCATCGACGAGATCTTGGGCAAGCTTTTTGTCGCCCCTAGCAAGCATTAGGGCATTCATGCATACGCGGTCTTCAAATCTTTCGAGGTAGCGTTCACCATCAAAGGTCTTCAGGGCGTAGCTGGTATAAAACTTAAAAGCTCCCAGAAAGGTGGGGAAGCGGAACTTATATTCATATGCTTGTTTAAACAATGACTTTACGAACTCAAAGCCGTACTGATCTAAGATTTCTGTGTCGTAGTATTCATTCTCTACAAGATACTCCAGCTTCTCTTCTAGGCTGTGAAAGAAAACAGTATTAAGATTAACGTGGTCTAAGAAATAGTGCTTAGCCGCTAGCCTGTCCTTGTCAAATTGAATCTTGCCGTCTGGCCCATAAAGGTTCAGCATTGCGTTTAGTTCGTGATAGCTATAGTTCTTATCCATAAAGTAAATTGAGCCTTTCTTTTACTGTCTTTACATCGTCTTCTGTGCCAAATATTTCTACCCTCGCAATGACTGGCACACCTGTCTTTGCACTAATTAAATCTGCGGCTCTGCAAAAGTGATCACCGAAGTTTGTGTTTCCAAAACCAACAACACCACGCAACAACGCACGGTTCTCTCTAACGTTTAGAAAAGATCGTACTTGTCGGGGTATTGCTGCTCGTCCCTCGCCGCCACCGTAAGTAGGTACCAGAAGGACATAAGGGCGATCAACGGTAATACCACGATCGCTCCTATCAATAGGTATCCTAATAGCGTCATTTTCATTAAGCCTCTCCACGAATCTTTTAGTATTTCCAGAATAGTTCGAGAAATATACAATGTCAATAGGTAACAATTGTACCGCCCTTTATACTAAATCTGGTGTTTGAATCTTAAAGTATGCCCAACATTTTGTGTTAGACAAGGCCAAAACGATCTAAGTAGTCTTTAACATCGTCTGGAATCTCTTTGGGTTTATATTGTATCACGTTGTCTGGAAGGTCCGCAACATCAACCTTGGGACGATCCCTAAATGTATGAATCTCTACCTCAAGGTTTGTGTTTCTGGGCGTGTGAGAGATAGCATTAAAGATTGATCCGCACACAGCATCCGCCAAGTCCTTTGACTTTTTACGAGGGTGGTCTACCCTGTTGTTTCTCATAATCTTAAGCTCTGTTAGTTCTTCAAACAACAAATCCATCGAGGGCATAACAACACGCTCTTCGTATACTAACATTGCCATATCCTCATAATGCTTCTTGGCTACCGACAGGGTTTCTGTTCTAATACCCACAGCCTTTAGCTCATTCTGAATATCAAATGATTGCCAGCGGTCAAAGGTGACTAGTCCGATGTCGAACCCCAGCCTTCTAAGGTTTTGAATCCACTGCTTTACTTCTGAAAGATCGACGGGGCCCTCTATCCTTGGCTCCCAATAAACTACGGCATCGACTACAACAAATGGGACAACCTGTTCATAATCTTTGATTACCTGTATATTTACCCACTTTTCTACGTGAGCAATTGCCACAGCACACTTGTCATGCTTTTGTGCAAGGTCGGCGTGGACATAGTACTTCTTGTCTGGGTCTGGCTTAAACGATTCGTCAAAGCGCTTAAAAGTATCGATGGGGTTTCTGCCAGTCATACATGCTTGAACCTTTTCTCTTTGTTTAAAGAAAGCATCTGAGGCAAAAGTTGGAACACACAAGAAGCGCATCATTGCGTCTCCAAGGTCTGTATAGAATGCTAGCTTGAAGTCTTCGATAGATCTTGTAGGATTTACTTCCCAAGTAGGTCTTTTAAGGGCAAAGGTGTTGGGATATTTATAAGAGACAATGTGCTCTTCGTCCCAGGTTATCTCTAGGTTGTTACCCTCGGCGTCTTCTGGCAAGTCTGGATTTAAAATAAACTTATGCTGTTTTTGGATAGTGTCTTTTTCAAGTATGGCTTCCTCGTATTTTTGAGAAATGAAGTCTCCTGGATACCTTGGGAAGGATAGAAGCACTACTTTGCCCAGGTCTGGAAAACGAGAGTCTACAGTACCACGAAAGGCCTTGTAAATATTATCTGCGGTCTTTCCTTGGTCATTACCGCTGGCATTTTCGGTGGCAAAGCCAGAGATCTCGTCAAGGACTGCCACCATAAGGTTTAGACCCTCGTGTGATTCACGCTCAGAGTGACCAGAATAAACAGTAATAGATTTATCAAAATCAATGGAGTCCATCTTGGCGTAGTACTTGCCAGCAAACCAAGGAGACTTTTCAATCTTTGTTTTAAAACCTTTAAAGAAAACGTTCTTAGCCTGGGCAGCGTTAATAGCGATATTGATAATATCAATAGCGTCACCAGATGGCTTACCGTAATACCTGGCGGGATCTTTAAGACATAGCAACTTGTATACGATGTATGCTACTGCAACTGTAGAGGTAAAGTCTTTACCACTACCCTTGCCTAGCTGCAGAATGATTTCGTTCTTTGTAAACTTCTTATAGTATCGACTACCCTCTTCGTGACCCATAAGCTCTACAAGATCTTCTTTCTTGTAGATCTGACTCATTGCCTCTACGATGTCATACTGAATTGGAGAAAGTGGAGGCTGATTGAGGAAGGCTTCGTCTTCTACAAAGGTCTTAGCATCCACAGGAATCTCTTCAAATGGATTATCTTTAAGTACCTCTAGAAAATCATCAAACATTGTTTACAATTGTTACCGTTTCATTTAGCTTTTCAGAAGCTTCTGACAGCCTCTTCATAATCTTATCTCTGATCTCTGGATGTTCTGCAGCTACGTCTTTAAGAATACCCATAAGGATATCTTGCCTACGCTCGATCTCTAGCATCTCTTCTGCCAGCTCCTTATTCTCAAGTAGGCCAGCCTTCTGTAGCATTTCAATACGCTTGGACTCTAAATCCATAACCAGCTTAATTCCGTTGGTCTTAGCTCCTAGATTTGCTGTGGTCGTAGCCTCGTCAATAACCTCATAGGCCTGACTGATTAGCCTGCTATAGTGTTCGTCTGCCGCAGCTAAAGCCTCTTTAGCTCTAGCTCGAATAGCGGAGTTGTCAGACGCCATCACCTGCCACTCTTTTATTAAAGCAGCCACCTTGGTTCTTGGAATATCTAACTGTTTAGAGATCTTTGTAGGGTCATTACCTTTTAGGTATTCTCCAACAACTTTATTTACAGTATCAAGGTGCTGTACTAGCTGCTGCTCCTCGTTTGGCACGACGCTTACCCCTCTTCTTAGGAATTCTCTTTACTCGGTCTAGTCTGAATGCCCTTAAGACACCAGCTTTTCCTCGATACATCTCAAAGCAGTCTACCCATTGGGCGCCAGTCTCGGTATTTGTAACCAGACCATCAAACTTGAACCTCATTCCCCACTCATCTTTGATCTTGATGAGTTCGCCTTTTTCAATAATAAAACCATCTACCTCAATCTCTGGGTAGCTAAAAAACTTGGTGGGCGGAAGCTCTACCTTTTTACGGCGGGGCATGTTACTCCTTTGCGTGTGGTTTAGTTTCGTTTAGTGTACTGCTTGTTACTCTATTGTACACTGCTTCGGAGTGAAAGTCAATAAGGTTTTCTACCCCCGTATAAGATAGAGCACTCTTTAGTCCCGCATTAAAATCATTAATAATATCATTAACACTTCCAACAAAAGGAACGGTGGTCGCAATACCCTCTACACCGGATACAACGCCCCTACCCTCCTCCTGTGCCTCCCTAGATGCCATTCCTCGGAAGATCTT